TCACTCCTGTGACGGCTCTTTGTCGTATACCAATAAGTCCCCCACTCCGCATTGAAAATATTCGCAGAGCTTAGTAATCAAATCACGAGGGAAATGTCGCGACTCATCATTGTAGAGCTGCCGCACCGTTTCAAACCTGTACTCAATATCTTTGGCCACTTGCCGGATTGACTTCCCGCTGGCGTCTACCATTGGTTTTAGCTGGGAATGAACTTGTCCCATAGAATCACCTCACAGGACAAGCATACATTGACACGAAAAATGTGTCAATAAGGTATTGACACTAAATTAGAGTCATGATATATTATAGATGTGGATGACACGAATTAAGTGTCAGATGCAGAATGGAGGTGAACAAGTCACATGAAAGATTGGGTAACGCTCCTAACAGCAATCATCCAGCTTATCACAGCAACATTGCTGCTAAAGGACAAAAAGAAAGGAACCAAAAAACGAAGCCGCCACGGCAAACGTAAATAGGTTCCCGGAGAGTAGGAGTAGCACCTCCTGCTCTCCACCCAATCATAACATAAACGGTTTGGACGATACAATCTGCCGGCGGGCATACGCGGGAGGCATAGAGTTATGGATAAAGCAAAATATGTCGTTACGGAGCATAAAGGACACTGGGTAACTAATGACGCCTATAGCATGAAGGACGTTCAAGCTATCGTTTCGGGTCTTATCCGTGAGGCTAAAGAAGAAGGCCGAAAAACGCTGAGTCTGATGATTGAAATCAAATAGAGGAGGAATCCACATGCTGAACACAATCACCTGGATCATTATCGTTGCCGCGCTGATCGTCTCTGTGGCCGCGATGCTTAAAGCCAGAGGGCGGCGCTAATGCTGCCCGTACACCATCGACTGGCTGAGCTGTACCATCTGCACAAAGCGGGCAAACTCACCATGGAGCACGGCCCCGAGCTGCTGCAATGTCTGCAGATCAATGCCCGGTACTGCTGGGACACCTTGAAGCTACGGCAGCTCTCCAACACGGCAGCGACCACGAACGACACCGCATGGCTCACTGAACTGCGGATACGCGAAGAAGCCCTACGGCTGACTGGGAGGGCACCCACCTTATGAAACTAACAGATATTAAGCCAGGCATGCGCGTACGGATCGCAGCGAAGCATCCCAGCGGATACGGTGGCCGCACCGGTAGCGTGCTGGCCGTGGGTACGTTTGAACCTCTTGACCAGTGTGGGGTGCTGCTGGATATCGGGGAGGCGCTGCTGACGGTAATCGAGCCGGAAGCGCTAGAAGAAGCGCCTGAAGAACCGCTGCCCCCAGGCTGGGAAGAGTTTGAGATATAAACAAAAAAAGCCCTGCTAACCGTAATGGTCGGCAGGGCTTAAATTCGTAAACGCTTGGGAATTTACTTTGTGATGTTTACCGTCTTACTCACGGCGTCATATTTCACCGTAGCACCCAAAGCTTCCGCCACGGCGCGGGCTGGCGTGTACGTAACCCCGGCATCGATCACGCCGTCGGCTACTTTCTTGCCGTTGACCTTTACCGTTACCTCTTCACCCTTCACATCGTCGTCCTCCTTTAATTTGGCGGCCACCATGGCCTTAAACGCCGTCCAGCCCGTCCACTTCCCCCCGTCATACATCAGGCGTGGGCAGATCTTGCCAGACCAATCAAAATGCCTCCGCAGACGATCCACGCCCCATCCTCGCTCTTTGAGCATGGAGGCAACCAGATCCACTGCATTATCCAGCGTCTGCGAATAGTTACCGCTCTCGCAAATCTCAATGCCTATACTTGTCCGGTTACCCGACTTGCTGCCGCTGCCGTCTCCAGAGTGCCAGGCGTTTTCGGTCAGCGGCAGACACTCAACCGTCTCCTTGCTGTCAACGACGATATGATAGGACGCCTGCCGGTTGTTGGATGGATTAGTGAGCCATGTGCGTTCCCCTGCTGCGCTGCTGGACGGGTTTCCCGTGTTATGGATAGTGATGGTGGTCGCAGACATTGCAAAGCCAGGGCGGCGTTTACAGGCTGTCGTGCGCGGTATGTGATCCTTACGATAAATCATTGTCGTCACCGCTCTTTCTAGCTTGCTTAACCAACTGATTACCATACACAGCCACCGCGCCGCAAAGGATACCCTGTAGGACGCTCTCTGCATTAAAGCCCAAGGTGAGCGACACTAGGACGACGGCTCCCAACGTCACAAGGTAAATAATCGTCCAGTCTGGCACCCGTGGTGTCTGCTTAAGGATGTAGCCGATCACCCAGCATACGGCCACCACAATCAATAATTCCGGTTTGATAAAATTCGCGATTGCATTCCATTCCACAAAAATCATTCCCTTCTATTCTTCAATTTTGTCGATGCGTTTGTGGGCTTGTTTAGCCGACTCTTCGACGCGCGTTACACGCTCAGCCAGCGCGTCAGTCCGCTGCCCCTGCTGCCTGACATCGGCCCGGATATCATCTACACCGCGTTTGATGTACTCAACGTCTGTCCTAAGCGCCGCGCCGCTGCCAGCCTCCTGGGCAACATCCTTTTTGAAGGCAGATGTACGAGTTATCCACCCGAGTACAACTCCGCTTACTGCTGCTACTATTGCTGTGATTGTTGTAATCTCCACTCCCGTTCCCCCCTTAACATAAATAGCCCCAGGTATCTCCCCCAAGAGCAAAATAAAAACGCCTCAATGGGCGCATCCAGTAATCTCTATTTATCAGCTAACAGCGCGGCCACATCCTCGCGAATCACGGACGGCACTTGCACCAACGTCTTAAGTCCCTTGCGGATCAAGCTTGCATAAATGGCTGGCATCAGCTCACACCTCCTTTCAAGGCGACCATATCAGCCTGCAAAGTCAGCGTCAGCTCATACAGATCAGCAAGAGCTACCTGTGCGCTTGTGGCATCTCCCTGCGCTGTCAGCAGTTGCTCATAGGTGTCTGCGAGGGCAAGCTGTAAAGTCTCTACCTCTGTCAGTTGCGGCGCGTGGTCCGCTTGGTACTGCTCCCACAGTGCCGCCAGCTCCACATCTGTACGCTCGACCAGATCGTCACCCTCAACGTGCCAGCGTGGAATTACGCCGTTATACCAGAGGTCCAGGTTAAAGTGTCTGCCTCCATCTTCGGTGACCAGCAGATCGCCTGGCTCCGGCTGCTCGAACGCATCAGAAAAAGCGCGGATCACGTTGCCCTCAGTGTCTACGCGGATATAGTGTTTATACATGTCGTCCCCCCTTATAGTTCAGCATCTGCGGCAAAGTGGAAAAATCGTCGATTAGTTGTAGATCCATTCAGAGTGTAATTATGCCGGATTCCCGCTTCGTCTCCGATGCATGCGACACCAGATGATATAGTACGGTCAGCAGTACCATCACTCACCATACCAACGCCGCCCCCTTTACCATAAGCCGTCACTGTCGGTGTTACACGCTTGCGTGTCTTAAACGATGTATACCCAAAGTGAGGGCCACCTACCGTACCGTCTTCGGATACACCATATAGCGATCCATTTTCAGTCGCCGTACCCGGTGCATCCTCAAGATAATAACTTTTTTCATAGTATCGTTGACATAAAGCCAACTCATCGGCCAGGCTTCGCGGCTGATAAGGCAAAGCAACAGCGCCGATATTGACTTGTGCTTGCGCAATATCCACATACCCCGTTGACCAACTGCCTACCACTCCACTCGGCGCGGATATGATGGTATTCCCAGCCTTGTGTATAACAAGCGACAAGGCCAAATAACTCCCATCACCCACCGTTTTACCAGCAATGCTAGGCACAGATATACTAACCGTGACTTTTTGCCATGCTGTCGTCAGATTGACAGTTGGCACCTCCGCTGCAGTATGGACTTCTGCCGATCCCCCCGATCCGAAATTTTGAATAGCCAAAACTCCCACGGCTCTGGCAGCATTGGCTTTCACCCAAATAGTAAAGGTGACTTTCTGCCCGGCAAAGTTACGTACATCTTCAATTGCCTGGTGGAATCGGATTAGCGATTGTGTCTGTAGAGCAGATAAAGTCAGGATATTGAAGCGTGCGAAATGCTTGGGGTTGCCCGGTACGACCGTCTGTCCGGCGGCAAAATCCTGGCGTACCCAGCTGCTTGTATTCCCCGTAACAGATCCTGCATATATCTGGCTCCACCACCGATCAGGACCGTATCCATATGCATTTGATCCGTCCCCTCCAGGCAGCACCGAAGTTCCCCGCTGCCATATCTCAAACCCTCCGTTAATTAACGCCTGCTGGTTTTTGTTATATAGGATGTTCTCTGCTGCCGGAAATAGTGTGTCTGGCCCGGAAGCATTACCGACATATAAATCCTTGGTATCCGTGCAATAGCCCGGCTCACCGACAGCCAGACCGCCCAATGCCGCCAGCTGCGCCTTAGTCCCGCGCCGTACTTGTATCTTATTAGCCATAATGTACAGCCCTCCTTAAAATGTACCGCCGTCAATAACTGCCATCTGAGCGTCTATTGCCTGAGCTGTCCGCTGCGGCGTCATGTACTTAACCGCACTCGATCCAGCCTCTGCCTCAGCCTGAGTAGCTACTCCATAGTTGCCCACGCTAGCCAAGCCCACATCTGTTGCGGTCAGCGTCACGGCTCCGGTCCGGCCAGCCACCGATGATACAGCCCCGGTAGGCGCGAGGATCTCCTGCCAGTTAGCCAGCGTTGCGGCTCCTGCCACTCGTAGGATATAGGTCTTGTTTAGGTCCGTCCGAATTGCAATGTCTCCGACCTCAGCCGTCAACGCCAGCATGGCCGTTTGGGTGGCAACGACAAAGGTATCTGAGATAGCCAGTGCAGGTAGTACGCTATCCGGTAGTTTGCCTCCAGCCCCCAAAATCGGGATGTTGCCTACTGCCGTGCCCGTATCCTTGCTGGCTGCGGTCCCTGCATCCGATATTTTGGATAGAGTCAAGGTTGGGATATCCGCTGCTGTGATGTTTGTCGCGCTTGTAACTCGACCCTTGGCGTCAATGGTCAGTTTAGTAAATTGACCAGCCGTCGCCCCGCTGTTTGCAAGCACAACAGTGATGGTGCGGTTGGCGGACCCGTCAAAAGTGGTAGATCCTGTTGCATCCCCACCTAATGCAATGGTCCGGGCCGTTTCCAGTTTGACCGCCGTTTCTGCCGCAGCCTGATCCGGGTTAATTAGGATCTTCCCGCCTGCTCCATCTCCCACCCACATCTTACCGGTATCCAGCGTGACCATCGGCTCCCCAGCTTCAAGGACTGCCGCTGCCGCATTAGCAGCAAGCCCGCGTTTTAGTTTAATCGTTGTTGGTACGACTGCCATCTATGATTCCTCCTTTATATCGTTCCACCGTCAATGACTGGACCACCTGGAGGGGTGTCAAATCCACCGCCATCAATCGGCATATATGCCAAAAAATCCTCTAATGCCTCCACCTTTGCTTTGACCGACACCAAGTCAGGTATAGGATCTGAACCGTCACTGTTGTGGCTGCTACCGTGTGCACCTGGTGTAGCCGTCCCTGTAGCCGTTACGGTCATGGTCTTAGTGGTTGGGTTAGTCGATACAGTGATCCCCGTCCCGCCTGTTACCGTGAGCGTATCGGACTTTGCTGCAGCTGTAATGTTGTTAACCTGGGCGAAGGCGTTTTGATTAACCTCAGCCCCTGTCGCAACACCGGCCAGCTTGGACTTTTCAGCCGCCGTGGTGTGCAGGCTGACATTGTCCACGTGGGCCTTGGTCGCTTCCAGGTTGATAGCTGGGGCTGTCAGCGCACCAGGCTTACCGGTGATGCCTTTGCTCAAGGTAAACAGGCTAGACAGCAGTGCGGTCAGTGTGCCGGTTAAGCTAGGCGTTGCGGTGTCAATGGCTGTCCGGTTACCGATTACGCTGTCTGTAGCCGATCCTGCGCCGCCAGCTCCCGCTGTGAGTCCCGCAAGCTTGGCCTTTTCGGCAGCTGTGGTATGGATGTTCCCGTTCCCTGTGTGAGAAGCCAGCGCGGATATGTCTGCATCGATGTCCTGCTGCACGCGGTCAAAGCCGATATTGATATTCTCGAAGTCCTCACTGATCTTCCGGCTTCCGATCAGATTCGCGAACCGGTTTGCCATGATCTCTCACTTCCTTTCTGATCGCCTGCAGCCGGTCCTCTACTGCCTTGCCGACTCCGATCAAGATGTCAGTCTCCTGCCCAGGATGGTAGGGGATCAGCGCCATCATGACTGCACATATTTCCGCAACCGGCTGCAGAGGGTCAAGCTCAATGAATACTTTAGGCTTGATAATCGCCAAGAGTATAGCCTCCTTCATTTTTTAATAAGAGGAAAAACCTCCCAATCTGTCGAAATGGTAGGTTGTTAGACCCACTTCATGAGAAAGGAGGACCATTCAATGAATCCATTAGAAGTAGCAAAGGAAATTGTTGTCTCCGCACTTGAGAATGGAATAATAAAGTTACCCGAGGCGGACTGCGATACACATGAACAGCTCAGTGAACTGAATGCCAAAAGAGCTAAAGAAATAGGTAATTATTTCAAAGTAATCACTAAAGCGGTTCATGAAGCCAACAACAAGAACTTTAGCTTTGAATAAGCGAAGCTAGAGAGGATACAAGCGAGGGCAGACTTTCTATTCGGTCTGTCTCTTTGCTTCTCATAGACTCTTGAATGTAAATGCAAAGTTGAATCACCGTTTCGTTAACCTTTAATTCTGCGGCATCATTAATAAGCATGCTTAACTCCTCCATTTCCTCAACACAAAAAGCCCCGCCAGCTTTGGCGAGACTCCGTGAGTTGGGTATGTTATTTTTGTGGCTCAGTGCTGGTAGCTTTAATCAAAAGATTGTTGTTTTCGTCAAGTAGCCTCTGCTCGATCTTATAACCGCCCGGGTGATCTGTGTACAGCATAATTATATCAGTGGCCAAAAGATCAACGCGTTCAAGGTTAGACGGCAGTTCATATAAAAAAGTATCTGAGAGCAAAAAGTTCCCATTGTATTTCTTGTTCAAATCTAAACTAATTTCCATGATAGCACCCCCCCCTTTTTAGTTATTTTTGAAGCTGGTTAATCTGGGCTTGCAGCTCTGCGATTTCGCTATTGGCTGCATCAAGTTTTGTCTGCATGGACGTTATTTGCTTCGTATACTCATTTACATTGAACTGAAAAATCTCTTTGTTACTCTCGGATGTGGAAGCTTCGATGTTCTTTTCTTCTTTGGCTATCTTACTCTGAATATCAGCAATGGATTCCTGGTAGGTTTTAATCTGCTGCTTTTTTAAATCCACACTAATGTTTAGTCGGCTTATTTCAACTTCAGCAGGTACCTTACCTTCTACCAACATAATAATTTTCTTCCCTTCCACCTTTAAGTCTGATCCGGTTGCATCGGCCACGGCCCTTACAGGAGCGTAAGCAGATCCGTTTATAATAACTGCGTCCGACACCTTCACCCCTGCTTTTTCGATAGTAAATAGACCTTGGACTTTCTGCCCTATTAATCCAACAGAATCCGCGAATACAGAAGTACCAGCAAACAGTAACGCCCCTACAATGACGCCCGAAACGAATTTTTTCAAAGTGAACACTCCTCTGGAAATGATTTCTACTCCTATTATCGTCACAAAGCGATAAAAGTTTCAACCTTATTTAGGAATGTTAACCTGAGCTAGTAGGGCGCCTGTTCTGCCGAAAAGTTTTAAGTTTCGTGTAGTGAGGTCAAAGCCTAAATTATACCCAGATTCGCTTGCGTTGGCCTTACTGTTTAGTTCGGCCTGCAGCCCTTCAATACTTGTCGTCCTTAGACCATACACCCGTTCAGGGCTGGTAAACTCGATATCGCCAGAAAGCCTAGTCCTATCGGAAAAGGAGAGGATTTGCAACGGACCATCTGCATAGACAAACGAAAAGCCTACATTAGCATACATACCTGCAATCTCCTGGCCACTCTCATCCCAGAATCCAACGCCCCCGTAATGCCCCCGTCCATCATTAGCTATGGACACGCGCTTGACGCCGCTGGAGTCATACGATCTAAGCCCGGTTGGCGTGACCTCTATACGCTCTCCGTCGGGGCTAGTCCGGATCAGGGCACCAGTGATCGTCCCTCCGCTGAAGGAACTGGCGGTGATCGCTCCGGAGAATGACCCACTTGCAGCGACCAGTGCCCCGGTAAACGTCCCGCCTGCTGCCGAGAGGTTACCCGTAAAGGTGCCCCCTGCTGCGGATAGATCGCCGCTGAATGTACCGGATGCTGCTTGGAGCGCCCCCCGGAATGTGCCTCCTGCAGCATTGAGGTCCCCCGAGAATGATCCTGTAGCAGCAATCAACTCACCAGCAAAGGAGCCGCTGGCCGCTTGCAAAGCACCCTTGAAGGTGCCGCCTGCTGCGGACAAGTCGCCGCTGAATGTGCCGGTCGCCGCCTGAAGCGCGCCCTTGAACGTGCCGGTTGCAGCCACCAACGCTCCAGTAAATGTCCCGCCAACGGCTGACAGGTTGCCCGAGAACATCCCGTCTGTGGCTTCCAGCGTCCCGTTAAATTTATAACGGCCAGCAACTGGGTCAAAGTAAATCTTATCTTGCCCTCCTGCTCTGAAGGCAAACTTATCGGAGTTGAGCACCACATCGCTACTGTGATCCTCCCGCTCAATATACAGCCCTGCTTCCCGCGTCACCGTCATGCCAAAATAGTCCTTGCCCTCCCGCAACGCCGACTTGTTTAGCGCATCGATAGCCGTCTTCAGGGTGCCCCGCGCCGGGAACTCGCTCTGCTGCTCTGACTGTGACGGGGCCTCAATGGTCATACGCAAGCCGCCGGCAAACGTAAACACCTGGTGCATGATCAGCGTCTGATAGTCCACGATGCCGTTCCACGGGATGTCGGTCCCGCTCCAAGTGGTTACCGTCTCTAGCCAGCTACTGCCCTCATAGCGTTCAAAGCCGATGACGTCGCCGTGCTCCAGCTGTGGGTAGCCGATCCCCTCAATTACTACAGGTAAATAGGCAAAGCCATTCAGTGCCGCCAGCAGCCCGTCAGCCATGGCCTGCGTGGCAAAGGGATTCGTCAGCTGCAGCGTGCGGTTATTGTCTCCGCTACCCGCCTCATAGCTCAGGCCATCGTCTGTATTGTAGATGATCACTACCCGGGTAAAGGTCTTGACCGGATTGGTCTGCTTGACCCGGCTGTAGTCGCCTGCACCGATTTCAAATACAGGAGCAGCGTTTGCCAAGAAACGTTTGAACTTGGTTACCCCATCCTTGCCGATAAACACGCTAGCACTATTAGCCGATGCGATATAGGCCATCATCTGCCGGCAGGTAAAGCCCGCCGGTCCCACCTGGATCACATAGGATGGGTTAATGACCACGCTGCTGTCAGACGTCCAGCCCATCCGCTGCATGATCTCATTCCAGATGGCTTGCATGGTGGCCGGATAAGTCAGGGATGAAACGTACAGCTCATCTGCAAAAACCAGTTTGTCGTAACAGGTGAACGTCCATACATCGTTGACCTTCTCGCGACCGTCCACGAAGAACTCACCGAGAGGCATCCAGTCCGTCCCTGTGCCCGTCCACGGCACATGCGTGTCCAACCATGGGTAAGTAGCCTCCAGCCAGGTCAGGCCTGCTGTCGTCAGCGACAGGTACGGCACGATACGGGCATTTGCAGGTATGGTCTCATTGGTGCGTAGCTTGATGATCAGCTTTGACGGTATCGCATTGCCGATCTCAAACCCGCTGGAGAGGCTCAAACTATTTTCAATTGTGAAGTCTACGATTTTCGAAGAGTCATATTCCTCCCCGTGTACCGTGGCCTTAACAATGAACTCCCGATCCAGCCGCCGTAAGTAATCCGCATATAGCGGCGATATTGGATACATGGCGTCACTGCTCCGTCAGGGTAATCTTTAGCCCTGACCACAAGATTTCAGATCCTTTTGCCACGGCGAACGCTGGATTTCGGTTGCCCACGTAAAACCGTTTGGTTTCATAGCCGCCGGTCATAGGGTCCGGGTACGTCACATTGAAAAAGGTATCGGCCATGGACTTCATGAGGGCCGACAATTCTGCCCAGGTCAATATACCGAAGGTCATGTCCAACTGCCGCATGACCCGGATACGGTCCCGGTGCAGCTTACCATCGGCTGTCCGGATGGACGATTCCCCGTCGTCCAGGTCAATGATGGTCGGCACAAAGGTTGCCGGGGAGGCCGCTATGGTCATGCCGTTAATTTTGATCATGATGAACCTCCTTATACATCAAGCAGCGTCTGTCCTGCCTGCCGCTGGGTGCGGTTAATTGCATTAATGGACACACGGCCGAACTCCGTTTCCCCAACCTTTAACACGGTTGTTCTGTCGCCGCTGAGCAGTTTGATTACCTGTCTAAGCAGATCGTTGGTTTCTTGATTGCCGCCGTCCAGCATGCCCTGCAGCTTGGACAAGGGGCTGACGACTTCCGGATCCGCTGCAGCTCCCCGGTTATCCCCGACCATGGCCAGCGTAGGCCCGTAGGCCAGACCGCCCTTGGCCAAGCGGGGGATCGTTTTCAGGTTGATACCGATACTGCCGCCGCCAACCTTCTTCCCGAATACGTCAATTTCCGGGATATCGACGCTGATACTGTTTAGGGCACCGATCACTTCGTTAATCCCGTCGATGATCAGATTGAGCGGGAATTTAACGATACCCCATAAGCTATCAAATACGCCCTTGAATATGGACTTGACACCTTCCCACGCTTTTCCCCAATCACCCGTAAACACACCGGTGACAAAATCAATTATCCCCCCCAATGTCGTCAGCAGACCAGATATGACATCTCCGACGGACGTAATCACACTTTTTACGATACTAAGCACTATTTTAAACCCCTTGGTGAATCCAGGAGCAAGCTCGTCAATAATGTAATTGATCAAGGGGTTTATGAATTTGTTGTAGATATCTAGTCCCGCAGAAACCAACTTCATTACTAGATCGACAATTTTTGCAATGATACCTTTTATCGTGTCTTCCCAAATCTCTTTAAGAGTTTTCAAGAACGGCTCAATAATCGGTTTCAGAACATCATCCCAGAGCTTTTGAAAGGTTGCCCGTATTTTATCCATGGCCTCCGAAAGCTTATCCAGGAGTTCTTTACCGTATTTGTTCCAGGCGTCCTTTACGATCTGCAGCGTGTCAAGAACGATTTCTTTGATCAGATCAAACACGGGTTCCAATACCGTTTCATAGATATCGTTCATCATATCGACAGCCCACTCGAAAGTTTCTGCCGCTTCCTCGAAAGCCCACACAAGCGTATCGGTGAAGATTGGAACCAGGGTGTCAGTAATAGCCGAGCTAATCGGGATGATAAACTCATTCAGAGCGTAATCCACGAATGGCTTGATAGTCCCATCAAGCAGTTTCTGTATGGAGTCGCCTATTTGCGGAATAGCATCCAGGAAGACGTCTCTCAGCTTTTCAAGATTGGGCTGGAGCGTATTGGTCCACAGATCATTAATGTGGTTCACTGAGTTTTCCATCGTGTCTGCAAATAATCCAACGGCCCACACAAGAGTATCCGCAAAGATCGGGACCAATGTTTCCGTAATAGCCGCGCTGATCGGGATTGCAAATTCATTCAGGATGAAATCAGACGCAGGCATTAGCGTGTTATCCAGTAAACTCTGCAATGAATTTGCAATCTGAGGAAAAGCTAATAGAAAAGCGTTTTTCACCTTTTCCAAATTCGGAAGCCAAACTGTACCCCAAAGCTCTGTTAGCGTGGTGGTTACGTTACGGAACGTTTTGTCCATAAGCGCGAAGCTTTGCGTAATCGCACTGGCAATGACCGGAGCAAAGGCGGTAACAAAACCTGTGACCAGCTGCGGGATAAAATTACCCAAAACGTAACTAGCCATTGGGATCAATACTTTATCCTTTAGATCAATAAAGGTATTCCCGATGCTCTGTACCGATTTACCGATAGGACCCATCATATCCACGAACGGTTGAAGCGCCGGGCGCATCTTTGCCCAGCCTGCGGCAATGTAGGACCATGCGCCGCTGAAACTGGACTTGATCCCGTCGATCAGGTCTTTAACCTTTTGCTTGATCGGGTCCACACTAATGTCCGGCGTGCCCAGGTCCAGATCCCCGAAACCACCACCTAATCCCGCTCCTAAACCAGCACCGAGTCCTGCAGCTGCACCGCCAGCTCCAGCAGCAGCATCGTCCATAGCGCCGGCTGTTGACTTGGCCAGTGTGTTGAGCTGGTCAAAACCTGCCAGGCTGCCCTTGACGTCCTTGCCCGCTTTCTTGGCCGACTTTCCGGCTTTGTCGGATGCTTTGCCCATATCACCCAACGCACCGGATGTATCTCCTGCTGCTGCGCCCATATCGGCAATTGGCTGCACCACAGCGCCGCCGGAGGATCCGCCACCCGCAGCATCCCCGAAAATCAGCTCGGTAAAAGCCTTGAAATAAGCAGCCGCTACCTGCAGCTTGGCGATTAGCCAATTCAGCCCACGTAAAACTGGTGTCAGAATGTTAATGAAGCCTGCGCCCATCGTGCCTTGGAAGATACGCCACTGCTCACCCATGACTTTAACCTGATTGGCCCAGCTGTTTGATGTCCGGGCAAAGTCTCCTTGAGCGTCCGCTGTGACCTGCATCAGGTAGTTATACCGGAGCATGGTCTGTTCCGCTTGAGTCATAGATAACCAGGCTTTATCAATTCCCTGAGACAGGGCGTAAGCCTCCATGTTGGCTACACTCATGTTGATACCGAGTGCCTTCAGCGGCTCCGTCTCCCCGGTCATGCCGCTAAATACCTTCTCATAGGCCATGTCATTACTCAGGTTGTGAAAGGACGACATATCTGCGGACAGCTCAGTCAGGTTTTTGGACATACCTTCCATCTGAGCGCCCGCCAATCCGGATGATTTAAGCATTGCACCCATGGTGGAGGAATACTTTTTCCCTGCCAGCTCGGATAACCCAAAATCATCAATCAGCCCGGTGGACCAGTTATTAATGTCCTGAGCCATGGCCCCGAATGTGACGTCCACCACGTTCTGTACTTCCTGCAGATCAGATGCAAGTCCGATGGCCGTCCTGCCGAAGTCTACAAGCCCCTTAACAGCAAAAGCCCCGGCGATAATACCGCCGAGACCCTTAAACGCGTTACCTACTAAATTGTTTGCCATGCCCGCAATGCCGCCAAGCTGACGCTGGAATGGTCCGGAGTTAAGCTCCAGGTCTAAATCTATGCGGCCTGCACTACTTCCTGCCATTTATGCGCCACCTCCTCCGAACATACGGGCCATCGCGGCCTCTAAAACCTTCATTTCCTTGTCTAATGTCACCTCGTCCAGCAGCTTCTGCTCCGCTTGACGTTTACGCCAGTCGTTGTAAATACGCCGCTGGTCTGAGGTATATCCCTTAATAACCTTCTGATCCTTCTCGCTCCGGATCGTGACAATGCTCCCCAGCGGCGTATCTGGCATGAGTCCCGCAACAAGGATACAAAATTCTGACCACGGCATATCTCCCTGCTGCCGGATTCGGATACCGTATTGCTTCGCCAGGCTTGCCTCGATCAGCGGCCAATCTTCCCGCAGGTCATACCAATTTTCCCCGGAAGGGCTACAGTTGAAATCGGGTGGTGGCCTCTTCATAGGTCAAATCTTGCATAACGGCCATCAGACCGGATACAAGCACCTTGATATTAGCGATACCCATCTTCTTCACGCCGATCTCCTCAAATGATTCTGTACCTAAAGATCCTTCAATGGCTGCAAGGAGCGTCTTCACGCTGCCATTCTCTGCAATTTCTTCAAATCGCATTACAGCCTCAACAGATTTATCCACCTCGTAGACCTTGCCACCGATCTTAATAGATCCTTTTTCCTCGATTGCGAATTTATCTGAGATATTGATTACTTTTGACATGGTTTATGCTCCTCCCGGTGCTGCTGTAAATGTTGGCTTACCGTCTGATAACAATTCAAATTCCAAGCCGTCGATGTTCGTAGAGTCGCCACCCGCTGGAGTGGTCAGGTTAATGACACAATTCATCGTGAGCTTGGCGCCACTTGGCATTTCCCACTCAAATTTTGTCTCTACCTCTTGCCCCGTGCCCAGCAGCAAACCCGCAATGTAATCATTACCGGGATCGCCATACTGCCGCTTACCACTGAAGGAGAACGTAAGCCCCTTACCAGTGACGGCCCGGCGAATCCAGCCTTCCTGGTCCATCGGTGTCCACTCTTCTGTGTTGCCGTCGATACTTGGGGCAAAAGTCTCCAAGTCCTTGACGACAACCATTTCCGTAGCGGTGGAAGCTCTGCCCTTTGTACCTACCTTGAACTTATTTTTGTGAACCGGGAAAACGCCTGTTTCGGCCATTTGATTCCCTACCTCTCGTAATAAATAGTTGTCTCAATCACGTGCTCATATATCCCGGCATCATCTGTACCCACATCTACCGGCTCAGGCGTTCGCATGTTAAACGCGATCACCCGCTTGCCTCCAATGACTCCAGACTGCCCAAACAGCGCAGCGTAGACCTCCTGGGCCTTGCGCTCCGCTGTATCGGCATTTTTGCTCCAGTGAACCAGGATAGACACGGCCTTGACCGCGTAGCTGGTATTCTCCAGCCCACCAATGGCAAGCACCGGCGTACCGGCGTTGATATTGTACAGCCCGATACATTGCGTCTTGCTGCTGTCAATCTTGCCGATGTACCATGCTGGGCACTCCACGCGCTGCTCCAGCCACTCCATGACCGCTGCTAGCCTCATCATTTGATAAAACCCCCTGACAGCTTCTTCAGGAGCTTTTTAAACGCCTCGGTAACCCGGTTCTTCTTTTTACCTTCAGCCCACGCCTTCAGCCACTCACCTTGTGCATGCCGGTTCTTATCACGCCTGAACGTATATTCCGGGTGCCAGTAGAGCTTACGGGCATAAGGTGTATCGTAGGTGATGGACACCTTGCCGCGCTTGACCTTGCTGGTATCCACCTGGGCGCTGCGCTCCAGCTCACCTGTCTGCTTCGGCGTTACCTCAGCGGCCACGATATCCGCCAGTATACTGTCCTTAGCCCCGTTGACCACCTGAATTAGCGCCTTTTCAGGACCAACCCGCAGCCGGTTCATGGCCTTGGGGTTCATGGTTGTCTTGACCTTGACCATCTACATCAACTCCAATTCCGTGGAAAAGACGCTGCCGTCTGGATTCTGCGGCCGACTCGCGCTGAATATCGTCCGTTCGGCCCCTCCGATCCGCACAAGCCCCTCGATCAGCTTCCCGGGGTTAATATCTCCCTGGATGATCACTCTGCCGGAGAGCGTCACCAGACGGCGCTCCTTGTCCAGCTTCTGGCGCATCTTCTCGTCGTAACAGCAAAGCCCGTCAAAGATTAACTCTTCAACGGGCTCACCATATCGGCTAGTTTTGGTTTGATAGACTTGCACCGGCGTATTCAGTATCCAGTGCGGGAATGGTAGTTTGCCACGCATCAGCATAACCTCCTGCTCGTCAGCCCTGTAGCGGCCAGCAGGCTGCTCACGGCCTCCGTGGTCTGGATGCCTCCTGCTCCCTCAACCGCCTTGAATGACAGCGACACGCTGCCTGCGGAGTAGCCAGAGAGCGGGAACGCCAAGTAGTCACCATACTGAAAGTGGAAGTCCGCCTGCTGGCACGTTGCTTTTGTAACGTTGAGCTGCTGGAACATCGTCAGCCCCGCTAATCCGCGTCCTACGATGCGGTTATAGGTCAGGGCATCCACTTGATCAGATGCCCGTTCCAGCGCCTTCTCCAGCTCGTCAGGTGTGATCACACCGTCACCGTATCGTTCATATTCCTCTACCGTTGCATAGGCCATAGGATCACCTACTTGTCTGCTTTGGGTGGTTTTTTTACTTCGGCAAGGTGAGCTTCCAGCTCGGCAATTCTGTCCAGAGCTTGTCTATGCTCAGCGTACGTTACGGTTTTTGATGGGGATACCTCAATGGTAGTCAAGGCGCCACCCTCCTCTTGCGCAATGTCATACCCAAGCTTGAGGTAGGCGGATTTATCTGCCTCATCGATCTTAAGCTGCTTGTTTCCTTTTACTGCATATAACATAGTTTAGCCCCCTTAAGCTTGTACGCTGATTTGTACGCCTTTTACTTTACGATCGATCAAGAACAAGTCTGAATAGCTACGATTTTGGTACAACCAACCGTCACCGCCTGTATGCGAGCCTGGTTCCCACAGATAAATCGCATTGTGCTTGAGCGGAGCGAGGACAGCAGACGGGTGTACTAAGATCATATTAATCTGCTTTGCACCCACACCTGGAATAGCGCCATCACTGAAATCATAGACCGTTTTCATTCGATCACTCGGAACTTTTTCCAACTTCACATCATCAAGACTACGCACAACCCGATCTACATTACCGTTGTTGGATTGCACCGATGTAATCCGTCTAATGTCCTCAGCTTGTTTAAGAAGAGTATGAACTGGAGGCGTTGCATACAAAATACGTCCGCCTTGTGGCACGGACGCTTCGTCCATGTCCTCCATCAGTTTGTCATACACTTGCAGTACATTTGCAATAGTTAACGTTGTAGTGTTTGGTACACCGCCAAATATGGTATGTTCTGCATAAATTTTGCTATAGCGGTATTTGTCCAGTTCCGGGATCGCCTGCTCTGTCTCAAATACGTTTGTTACATTCGCTGCAGACAGGATTTGGTTAGTTTCATCAACGTCCATTGTGTCAACATAGAACTCGACGTTTCGGTCATGCTGCAGTACCTTAAGCTCAAAATCGTTTGCAATCGCTTGTCGATTCCAGCCACCATTCCGGTTATGATCCTTGTAACCAGCTACATCCATACGCGGCAGCTTGATCGTTTTCGCACCAACCCAAATTGCATTTTGAGTCGTGAGGGCGGATGAAGTCAGTTCAAGGGCGTATTTTTGTTGCAAAACGGTCTGAAATGAATCTACGTAATTGTAAGGCATTATTAATCACTCCTATTTTTGTGTTGTAACACCGAAAATCGCGGCAAGTTGATCGTTTGCAGCCTGACCTTGGCCCTGTCCGTTACCGCCACCGCCAACACGGAAGCCTCCACCTGCGCCGCCAGTGCCACCAGTGTCTTCAGGCTTGAACAGATAGGCATCCGAAGTCTGCAAGCCCTTAAGCTGCTCATCCAGACCCACCACATTGCCATCATCCCCGATCACTAACTTGTCTTTCTTAATCAGTCCGGTAACGATAGCCTCATTGTGGACCTTGCCGTTGAGCGCAGATTTGATAGCGTTGGTCAGCGTCATATCCTTCAGGCTGGAGTCATATTGCTCCTTGGCCGTCTGGTTCTCTCCTTGAAGTCGAGCAATCTCAGCCTTCAGCGTCTCAGAAGCTCCTGCATCCTTGCTGAGTGTTTCGAGCTGTGTATCACGGTCTGTGATATCCTTCTCCAGCTTCTTCTTGGTTTCGGAAAGCTCGTTATACTGCGACTTCGGAACAAAATGCTTCGGCAGCTCCTTGTTAATGTCGCTAACCAGTGCATCTATCTTCGACTCATCATAACCGGCTTTCTTCAACGCTTCTTTTAACCATTCCATATCATCAACCTCCATAGATTTTTATAGCTGCTCTCCAGCTATGGGAGTGGACCGATATGCTCCGGCCCATGAGCAAATAGACCACGGCAGTCTCATCCGTGGCCTAACTTGGTGGTATTCTAATCTTCTCGCGGCTGTAGTCTCGCCTCAGCTCCGGATTAGCCTTGATGTGGCCCCGGAGTGCGCCCTGCCATTGTTTAACCTTGGCCTCGGCCTTGGCTTGATTGACTTCATCCAGACTTCCCGCTGCCCGGCGCTTGTACTTGCGCACCTGGCGCTCCATGTACCGTTGACGCTGCTCTTGCTTGTAACTGGCAAGTGCCTTGGTGTCGTCTACCGGCTCCGGCAGCCTGCTTTGTCCTTTAACGTAAGTGGTCATGTTGTGCCGGCAGTTGGGGTGAAATAATCCGTTATCCATGGCCGTACTCAGGAGCGGATATGGCCCGTCTGATGCCTTGCCACCGCTATACACATCATCAATGTACACCTTGCCCTGCCACGGTAAGCACAGGTCTGAGCAATTGCTGTGAGCGGATACCATGACGGTTGTGATACCCAACTCCTGCCGCTTGGCTCCCTCTCCGGCAAATACTGCCCGTTGGGAGGATGTCCGCAATACCATTTCAGAGTAACTGGCCACATTGACGCGGCGGCCATCCTTGTACGTGATGCAATCCAGCCCTTTTTCCAGGAAATCCTTCGTGGCCATGTCGATCGCCTGGTTAAGAGAAGCAGCTCCACTATTCATGTACACCTGACTTTTGAATATGGTCTGCCGGAACACATCATCGGTCTGCCGCAGGATTGCCTGGTTCGCTGCCCTCAACTCCCCCTGGGCAGCAGAAGCCAGCGCATTGATCCGATGTTCATTAGCCTTGAAGAAGTTATCATCAGATACGCCGTCCACATCCAGCTTATCCTGCCTGCCGGGAAGGACCTTGTTTACCAGCCGTCTAAAAAAGCCGCTGACCTTATCTGCACCGCGTCGGAACGCTCCTTTAACCTCTTGGTCGACAGTGGATTCGATCACTGGAGCGGCCTTCCTGACGATTCGTGACGCCTCCACGCGGTACTGCTTCAGGTCCTGCAGCTTCTTCTCCTGCCATTGGTCCCATTCAAAGCCTTCCTTCTTCTCGTCATTCTCATGACGTTTCAGGTTCCGCTTCATACTGGCAACTAGGTCAACCTCCATCTGTGAGTAAATGCCGCGCAGGTCATAGGCTTTCTTGCTCATTCAGGATCAACTTCTTCAGTAACGTTGTCCCGCACCTCGGGTTCCTCAAAGGTGGGTCCGGCTTGCTCTGCCTTCAGTCTGGCAACTTCTTCAGCCTTTTCCTCCTTGGTCCAAGTATCGCCGTATAACTCTTCAACGGCACGCTCAATGGACATGACCTGGAAGGTGCGGGCCTTGCCGACTGTTTCCACAACGCTGTCAAAGGAAGGGGAAGCATACTCCCCGAAGGTCACGCTGGCGTCATACTCGCCTGCTGTGCGGCTCTGCATCGTGTCATACACCTTCATGACGGTCTGCACCAGCTGCGGAATGACTTCATTCAGCCGCTCCACGATCTTACCGCGAGTGTACAACGTGGCCTTCTCCTTTTCCCGCTGCGCCTCGGCATTATCGGTCTTTTTGAGATCAATGCCCAAGGTGGACGGGCTGATAATGCCCTGTAAGCACATATCCACCGCAGAAGCATAGGAAGCCACGAACGCTTCATAGAGAATTTGGGGCTGCACTAGATTGATCTGGCCCTTGGCATCCTCGGCAAACGCGCTATTGATCCGGATAAACTGATTATCAAACGGGTTAGGCCGCATCAGCTCCCCGGTTTCTGGATTCTTCGGAATCATGTCTTCCGGGATGTACTTCTGCACCCGTCCAGAGCGGATCGCGTCCATCCACTGACTAATCACCTCGTCCAGCGCGTCAAATGAATCAGCCTTGCTGTCGAATATGGACTTCCCTCGTCCTGGCCACTTGGTGGATTTGAACACCTGGAGCGGCACGGCCATCAGGAAATCACCATCGTACTCGACATCCTTCAGATCCGCGATTTCCGGCACCAGTGACAGCGGCACCTGCTTTCCATAGGCATCCAGAAGCTTGTACCGGATGTATTTACGGCCAAACGTCTCTACCAGCCGGTAATCCTTGCTGTTGAACACATAGTCCGTGTAAAATATGACCTCCTGCAATCGGCCACGGGTCCGCTTATACTCGACCTGATCGCCACTGTAGAATTCAATCAGCGGATACCCGCTCACTTCCGGATCTACCGTAACCTTAAACGCCCCGTCTCCAGCTGTTAGCGCCTCCGTAATGGCTCCGCCCAGCAGCTCCGGGAAGTCGTTGTCCTCGCTGATCTCATCCCACGTTGCCGTCTCAGTCTCGGCCTTAAGTGTAATGGCGTCCATATCCGCAACGACAATATCAGAGAGCCGATCTGCCACCATGGCCGGCAGTCCAGAGTGGATCTTGCGGATGCCCAAGCCGTAGCTCGGCACCGCTGCCCAGAAGCGTGAGCGCCCCACACTGTCAGTTATGGACTGCTTATAGAATTGATCCAGTTCGGACGGATCTCCGCGAAACCACAGCCGATTCCGCAGCACGTTCGCGCGGTAGCTAAACGGCTCCTGAATCGTGATGATCTGGCTTTCAGGTGCCGGTGTGATCCTCAACATTTTCATAACCATATTCTTAAACCACCCCACTCTCTTAACCCCCTAACAGGAACATGGTTTCGGCTACGCCCGTTGTAGCATCCGGCGCATCATCATGGGCGTTTTTACCTTCCCGCTGATAGCTTGTCATAGCCTTGTAATACTCTGGCCAGCGGTCCCGCCAGTTGACCGGGAAATAGATGTGCTGCATGATCCAGGTCGCGTTGCTGATGATTCTGGCCGTCTTATTTTTACTTTGGTGGAACCAGCTCACATCCGTTCGGTTACTCTTCAGCTCCGTCTCTAGAATGCGCTTAATGTTCCGCGCAAAGGCTTTACCACCGTTGTTAGACTCAATACGGGCCTTATTTGCCTTGAACGTAAAAAGAGCCTGCGCTGTGGCCGGCTCCGTGATCTCCATCGGTTGCTTGGTATATATAACATCCAGGACATACGCCTCTTTTTGGTACACACCCCAGATGATATTGCACAAATAATCTGCTCCATCGTCCGCAGTGTCACAGTAAGCGTAAATACCCGTGAATAGCGGCTCGTCTGCGGCATCCGTCGGCAGCTTCTCATATGTCTTGAAGCTGCTGTACAGCTTACCCTTGATGTCAATCGGGATCTGCTGATAGTTAGCGCTGGCGATATCCTCGCCCATGGCCCGTACCTTCATGTCGTAGCTCTCACGGGACAGAACATCTGGACATAACATCGTGCCGTCGTCCTGGAGCGCCTTCATAGTCAGGTGCCGGACACGCTTCTTCTCGGCTTGGAAATGCTCCAGCGCCCGCCCTGCGAGGTCACCGGATGCCCAGCGGGTCATGATGATGATGATCTTGCCGCCTTCCTCCAAGCGCGACAGCATTGTATTAGTGAACCACTCCCAATGCTTCTCCAGCACGTTCTCATTGCTGGCTTCCTCTGCATTCTTGATCAGGTCATCAATTATCAGCAAGGTGGCTCCGAAGCCGGTTGCCGTACCCGTAGGAGACGTGGCTAGATAGCTGTTATAGCCTCCCTCCAGGCTCCAGAGGTTCATGGCTCCGTCCCCACGCTGAATGCGTACCTGGGGGAAAATGTCGCTATACACAATAACCTTCTCGTCCGCTTTAACCGTGTTGATCCCGTTACGGACGGCTTTAGAGAACGTGGTGGATAGGGTTTCGTTGTAGCTGCCCGTCATGACCTTCTCTTTTTGATTCTGCCCAAACACCCATTGGGCCAGCATGGAAGCGGTACGGCTCTTGCCGTGCCGGGGAGGCTCATTGACGATCAGGATATCGTCATCCGACTGGTAAAAATCCTGCATCTCGCCACACAAGTCCATCAGATACTGCCGATCATCCCGGTAAAAGTCTGGGGCCATGGCCTGGCAGAAGCTGAAGAACTCACGGCGGGCCAGCTCCACGCGGGCACCACGACGAATCACGTCCAGATCAACCATCGCGGGCAATCCTTCGTAGTTCTTCCGTAGTCAGTCCCTTGAACGGGTTATTCACATCAACGTTGCCGCTATGCTGAATATCCAGCTTATCCTTGAACATGCCAAGATGCCGGGCCACGTTCTCCAGCGCCTTCATTTGGTCGTGCATCTGGATTTCGACGCCTACCTTAGTCTCCTTCACCCCAGCGTACAGCAGCTTAGCTCCGCCTTGTAACCTGCGGGTATCCTCGATATGCAGGTCCAGACGACCCTCGCCGCGACACTTCGGGCAGCTGGGGTGCGGATCAGCGAGCCGATCATATCCGTAACCGCCATCCTCAGACGGCAGCACAGCCTCCACTGGCCTGTCCTGCTTCTTGGCTTCAGCCTCAGCGTGATCAAGGGCCATCTTAATTGCTTGTGCATATTCGGCCTCATCTAGCCATTGATACTGATGATCGATGCCGTGACAATGCCGGCAAGCCAATCGGCGCGTATGAATCAGTTGATTCGGGTCCGCAGTAGCAATGTCCCACCAGCGCTGAAGCACCATTTCGGCTGTGATATCCACCTTAGCTGCTCGCTTCTCCTTGGCCTCCTGAATGGCCTCCTGCACCTTAGCATTACTTAGCAAGCGATGGGCGTTAACTTCTGCCGCATTACCCTTTGCTGTATACCCTGCTCGTCTATAAGCTGCTGTGGCATTGAGATCGACCAGGTATTCTTTAACAAATAGCTTCTGTTTGGCCGTCAATGCCATCACAAACAGCTCCTTTCAGGTTTAGTTACGTGCTACAGCCGCATTGGCCCACATAACCGATTGCTCCAGGTTCGTCATTGCCAGCGCCTGCTCCCGGCTCTTAGGTGTCAGGTCATCGATCAGTTCAGCCAATTCCTTGGCCTTGTTGCGGATCTGCTCATAGATTTCAGGTTGTCCTGGCTTCGGTGCGTGATACTTGAAGTTGTTCTCAATCTGCGGATTACTCATTCGACTACCTCCCAGTTCTCTGCGAACAACTCAATATTCGTTTCCTTCCAGGGTACACGACCGAAACGACTTTCCACGTACAGATATGGCGCCGTCATTTTACTGTGCTCATCTGGATACTGCGCCCGAATTACAACGTCCGGCTGCCATTGAGGCAACCTCATACCCTTGCCTGTTTTCACCTGTGCAAATGCACTTCCAAAATCCACGATTATCATCCTTTCGACATAAAAAATACCGCTCCGGGATCCGGTAGCGGCTCAGTATCAATACGAATGGCAGGATTTGAACCTGCGAGCTCCTGTGTCCAAGACAGGCGAGAACGGCCAAACTTCTCCACATCCGTGCAGTCAAGAGAGGGAGGGAAGCCCTCTCTTACAAGTATGGCACAATATCATTTTATCATGGATTCTTTAGAAAAATAGGACATCTGACTGGACATTCAACTGGACAACTTTGAAAACTCATCTATCGCCCTCTTTCTCCAGCGGTAATACGTCTTCTCTACGACCGCCAACCGCTTGCAGGTTTCTGGAACGTCCATATCCTGAATATACTTCAACCGCAGCAATTTGGCATAGTCCGGCTTGTATTCCTCCAGTAGCGACAGTAGATCATCCACCCGCTGCACCTCAGCCTGAAGGTCCTGCAGCTCGCTGAGTCGCTCCAGCACCTCATCCAGGTCATACTTGCATCCGGTACGGGCATCAATCACCTTAGCGATCTTGGCCCTCAGCTCCTGTAGCAGTTCATCATCCTCCTGGTAGGCACCGATGTCTGGAATCGCATTACGTTGGGACCGAACACCAGCCGGGTAGAAAGTCAGGTAAGCGTGCGCCGTGGCCTCCAGCTGCAGATCACGCTTGCCCAAGTACATGTAGCTGGGTAAGCCGCGCAGCCGCCGGTGCAACTGCTGCAGCTGATCCTCATCGTTCAGCCGGCTGATCTGAATCCCGCTACCCACGGTATAGGTTCCTAGCGCTTGAATCCGCGCCTGCTTCTGCCGGTACCCGGTCAGCTGGTCAATCACTTGTTGTTCTGTCATGATGTCTGACCCCCTGTTGTATTATTCACCCGAAGCAGACAGCCGGTCCAAGATCCAGCGAGCCCGGCTCAGCTCGGCAATGCTCCGGTCAAGCAGATGTACCTCGCTGGCTGGCTGGGGCTCTTTCAAAACCGACCAGGCTTTCAGCTCAGCAAGTGAATCGTCCCGTTCTCTCAGCAACTCATCAAAACGGCCATTTGCAGCCTTCAGCGCCTCAATCTGATTGTAATATGCCTGTGCAAACGCGAATTGCTCCTCGTACAAGCGCTTATATTCATCCCGCGCTGTGGACGTCTGATCCAGTTCGAGTTCAGCAGCTTCCCGTGCAGCAACTGCTCCGTCTGCACGTGCTTCTGACAATTCAACCTTTGTCATAGACTCCTCAGCCGCTTTGCCGGCAAGGGCCACCGCTTCGGTCGCCTGGTCTTTCCAGTGTTCCACCTCATCCTTCAGCTCCGCATTTTCTACGGCCAGCCGCTCCCCGGTCGCCTTATACTCTTTGAGCATGTCATGTGATACCGGCTGGGTAGCGGTCAGCGCCGCCTTCAGCTGCTCAATCTCCTGCTGAGCCTTCTTGTACATTTCCGGCAGCGGCACCGGCGGCTGAGGCGGCAAAACCGCCTTTTCGCGAAGCAGTTGGGTTTCCTTGGGTGACTCAACACCCTTACCCTCCTTCGCCCACTTGTCCATGTGATTATAAATCGTCGCCTCACTCACGCCCTGCTCCTTGGCAATCTGGGCAATCGTCTTGCCGGCAGCTCGCTGGGCGAAATATTCCTCTGCGGTCATCTTAAACTTGGCCATTTCCTTCTCCTCCTTGGTTTGGGTCTTGATCTGGATCGGGGCTTTGAATGTCTTATCCCGCTTCGTGGCTGGATACTTCTGCCGGACCTCTTCTAGCTCTTCCGGCGTCAGCTTGTATTCACGCACCCCACTGGTGCCGGTGGAACTGTACTCAATTACTTTGCTGGGTATCGGTGTATTAGCCACTTATTCCACCCTTTCCGCTGATGAAGTCGTCCCCCATTTGCGCTGCTGTTTCCTTGGCGGCGGATCTGGAAGAGTCAAGAAGACCTCGCCGATCACCGCGCCACTGTCGTCCGTGATAATTTCCCAGGGGATCTCCTGGAAGAAGGGGTCAGGTCTCATCCGGATCACCGGCACTGTACCGCCGATCCAAAGCTTCGATAAAGGAGATAGCCACAGCAGCCACCTGCACCGCCTCTGCACGCATGTTGGCATAACCACCCTTCACCCGTTCTTCAGGCCCGTTATTGAAATGCGTCTCGTTGACAGCCTGGCACAATTCGCCAAACTCCTCTCCCAAAATTCCCATCCACTCCATAGGGCGGTGATTCTGTTCGCCCCACTTTATGTCTTGACGCTGCCGTTCAGTAACCACACTTTTAAACGCGTTATCCATACAAACCATCCTCTCAGGAATAATTTTGGAATATTTTCTGCTGCTTTTGCCGTTAGGTCAGTTTCGCTTATGGTTAATTGCTCCGCCATCCAGCCACAGCAGGGACAGCGATACACATTTGGTTTGATCTCCGTCATATCAGCAGCGCACTCCAGGCAGACCAAAATCATGGGTCAACCTCCTTTCTGCTGGTTGTCGTAAATCTCTTCCAGCCACTCTGTCAGCATCATCATTTGCTTGATCACCAGCGGATGGTCCTGATATTTCTGGCACATCGCCCCGGAAGAGTTAGCCACCCATTGCCAGAAGTCAGGATGACTCATGCCGTAATGAGCAGCTGCTTGATTTGCCTGACCGATCCACGCCTGTATATCCCCGAAGAACGCCCCGTAGTCCATCGGCTACAGCTCCTCGATCTTGATATAGATCCCCGGCAGGCTGGCCCAAAACTTCTCCACAATCAGACTGGCAATCTGCGCATCGTCTTTGTAGAACCCCAGATCCTCCATGCAGTCTTCGAGCAGCTTTTGCATATTGGAGTTGTCCGGTCTCGTCGTCTTGTACTCCCCGTCCTGGCGTTTGCCTGTGATGGGGAAGCACCATTTCACCGTCAGCCGAAGAGCCCCTGTATATTTCCGCGCTGGCACATGTTGACCCAAGTGAGCCATCAGCTTCGCCCGGGCAGCCTTCAGCTCGTCGGGCTCATAGAATACTGGTTTGTCGTTCACCACTGCAACCTGTTTCTGCTGGTGCGTGATCGTCGGGACTTTTTTCATCGGCATAAAAAATGCGGTCGTCATCGTGACACCAACTTCCATTTTTTAACTTTCTATTTCGCGGCGGGTTTTCAAATAAATTTAGGGGAGGGGGAAGGGGGATTTTTATACCCCCTTCCCTTATCCTTATATATTTATATATAGGGTCCCCGCCGCCGACTGCGGCAATCATGACGTATCAATCCCCGCCGCAACTTGCGGCAATCATATTTAAGAGAACTTTGCAAGTTGGCGGCGACCATAATTTAATGGTGCTTGCCGCAAGTTATTCCTCTTTTTTCTTGACTATGCGATATCCAATTGATCGATCAATTTCATAGCCATGCTTCTTTATCCAGTCTCTGACTGTACGTTCAGCAACCTCTTTTCCGGTTGACCCATACCATGCCATGACATCCATCACGGTAGGCGGTTCCCCAAAATTGCAGTTGTTTACCGCGTCTTCGAACTCTTCCGCCTTGCTTCGGCGCTCCTCTTTGGCCTTCTCTTTCCTTTTGCCGGTCGCCTTCTGCCATGGCGGAGAAGAGGACTCCCCTTCCGGATCGATGTCCTTTAGGCTGCCTGTGTCATCGACGCGGTGTACCGGATACTGGAACCACATATTGACCGGATCAAACTTCGGATACTCACGCAGCGTACCCTCTACGCGCCAGGCTGAGCGGATCCTGACGCTCTTCACCGCCTGCTTGACGCCCTCCTGAGCGATAGCTAGCTGCCCAGGAATGGCACGCTTGGCATGGTCCTCCATGGCCTTGGCGCTGAGCAGGTCGTCCTGGGAGACATGTTCCTGCAGGTACGACGGATTGTATTGCTGGAAGAGGTGCTGGTACATGCTGCAGACTGCCTTATTCTCCTCTTGCATCAGCAGAGCCTCTGTCAGATCCAACTCCACTAGGTCGATCAGTGCGTCTGGGTCCCGGGCGAACACGCCGCTACCGGATGCTCGGTCCATCGACTTTTTCCCGCCCTGGGAGCCTTTACTGTGATGGTGGCAGTAAATGACACCAGCTCCCAACTCCGTAGCGATCTTGTCAAACTGGTTTGTGAAGTGGGCCATCTGGTCGGCACTGTTCTCGTCACCGGTTAACACCTTATAAATAGGATCGATAATGACCGCGATATAGTTCTTCTTCTGAGCCCTCCGGATCAGCTTAGGGGCCAGCTTATCCATAGGCACTGTCTTACCACGTAGGTTCCAAATGTCAATGTTGCTAATGTTATGGCCGGACAGCCCCAGCGCCGCGTACACATCCTTGAAGCGATGCAAGGCGCTGGCCCGGTCCAGCTCCAGATTGACATACAGTACCTTGCCCTTCGTACATTGCCAGGCCAACCACTTGATGCCCTCGGCTATGGCAATGCTCAGCTCAATCAGAGCAAAGGACTTCCCCGCCTTCGATGGCCCCGCCATGAGCATTTTATGACCCTGCCGCAGTAACCCTTCTATTAAAGGAGGGGCTAGCTTCGGCATGTTATCCCAGGTATCCGTCAAGTTCTCCGGGTCTGGCAGATCATCGTTGATCCCTTCAATCCATTCATGCCACTCCGCCCAGCTCGCCTTGCCCAGGTTCGTGTCCACGATGAATTGCTTCTTGCCGTTCCGCTCGACACCCGGCATGCGGGACAGCCGGGACGGATTTCGGTTCTGCTTGTCGATAGCCAGCCCGTTCCGCTTGCAGATGTCGTACAGGTAATCCACCCGCTTGCGGTACTCGTCATAGTTGGCCGCCTCGACCCGCACAATGGCGTGGAGGCTCTTGCCGCCGCTGTATACCATGACGGCAATCGGCAGCTCCAGCTCCCGCATGACAGCGTTCTGTTTCTCGATGTCCATCGTGTCCGATTCCACCAGAGCATACCGGAATTCAGTCACGTTCTCATTCTTGACTCCCTTGCCGTCCAGCGGGTTAAATCGTATCCAGGCCCCCGCCTCCGGCTTGTAATCCCCAAACACATCGCCAATGTCACCGTCACACATATGCAGTAATTCAATAAGTTCCCCCGCCGTCCGATCCGACGCGCCTTTTGTAGGAAGCCACTTCCCTTCCTCGCTCTGCCACGCTTCCGTGACATAGCCAACGTTTTCGGATGCCTCAAATAATGCACTTAAATACGTTGTTATCTGCTGTACAGGGTTCCATTCAGCAGGTTCGTGGATCTCTTTACCTTCAATCCAGTTCCGATCCACGACCACATAATCGCCGGAGCTACCGGAAATCTCGTCATCCCAGTCCAGCTCCCGGTCATGGGCAGACCGCGGCAGCCAACCGTTATCCTTGGCCAACTGCGTAATGGTCGCACCGGTCACCGGATTACCGGTTCCTTCGAATGTCGTCCACTTTTTGAAACATTCACCTGGATGGTAGCGTCCGCTGTCCCGCCGGCTCCACTCGTCCCAATCGCTGGCCGTGTAACCTTCATATTTCAGCGCCATGCCGACATTGACCCAGGATTGGTAATCCAGATAAGACGGATCCACATGGCCAAGCAAGGCAACCAAATCCAATTTATGCTCCAATGATTTCACAACCCTTTTCTACTCATAATCTTTAAGGAAATCTCTAATCGTTATAGACCAAGCTCCGTTAGTCACGCTTATTCCGTATTCAGTATCATGGTAAATACCTGTTACGAAATAAGCCTCCCCAGTACTTTTGTGAGTATATCGAGTACCAACTAAATGTGCGTATTGTTTCTTCTGCATTAGGATACGTTCTTGTTTTTTCAAATACGGGTCCATCTGCTATATCCCCCCTTCTGCTGAACGCCGCTTTATCCCCGGTATAGAACCGGTATACCCGGCAAGCTCCAATTGCCGCTGAGCCTTTCGGAACACATAATCCAAATCCTCGCCCGGCTTAATCGTTCCGTCAGGCTCTAAATGTTTGTTCGGAATCCACACATTTTGACTCGTACGATTTAGCAGATAACGTTTCGCTGCATATCCGGCATAATTACGTTTAAGGAGTGTCAGTGCAATCCCTTTATAGTGTTGATCCTTGCAATTCAGCTTCATAAGACTACTCCCCACGATATTCTTTAGGGTTGATGTCGGCAGGCGTTCGCCAGCCATTACCGGCAATGCGATCAATCAGCTTCCGAGCTGCTTCAAAGGACCATGACCCCACATGTTCAAAGCCCCGATTTTCCAATTGCCGAATCTGTTTTGGTGTGGTCAGGTTCTCAGCTCGCCGTTTATCCAGCCTCTCCAGCAGCTTCGACGCCTTGCCGGCATTGTCGATCTGATCTGGTAGAATTCCCAGCTTTTCAAGTGTCTTGATCTGCGCTTCACTCGGTGGAGCCATTTCCCACCCAAAGGCTGGTACATAGCTGGATAGGTCTTCAGCCTGAATGCTCATTTCAAATTGAAGCGGATCAACCAGTTTAGCCTTCCGGCGTTTCATTTCATTCAGCATCTTGGCCAGTGCCTCTTCACGCTGCGAAATGACATCTTCAGTCGCCTGCTTCTCTACCACTTCCAGATCCAGCGCAATCCCTGCCTGTTCGATCTGCTGGGTCATGGCCTGGGCGACTTCTTCGTTTTCGGCAATCAGGTGTGCAGGATGGCAAAGTTCATGCCGTTCGGTGTGCCACAAAAAATCAAGCAGCAGCAGATCCTCCTTGCCTGGAAACAGCCGGGTACCTCGCCCAACCATCTGACTGTAAAGACTGCGGACCTTGGTCGGCCGCAAGACGACGATGCAATCTACGCTCGGGCAGTCCCAGCCTTCTGTTAGCAACATGGAATTACATAGAACGTTGTATTTGCCGCTATCATAATCGGCCAGTATCTCTGCCCGGTCCTGCGAATCTCCATTGACTTCAGCAGCACGGAAGCCGACGGCGTTTAGTATAGAAGTAAACTTTTGGCTGGTCTTCACCAGCGGCAAGAAAACGACGATTTTCCGGTCCTTGGCAACCCGCCACATTTCAGCAGCAATGGAATCCAGGTACGGGTCCAGTGCTGTGCCCAGCTCACTGCTTTTAAAGTCGCCTGCCTGCTGCCCGACGGAAGTCAGGTCCAGTTTCAGGGGAATCGTCATGGCCTTAATCGGGCTTAGAAAGCCCTCTTTAATCGCCTTGGGCAGCGTGTATTCATATGCCAAAGATTCAAAATAGCTACCCAGGTTGCGCATGTCGCCACGGTCTGGAGTTGCGGTTACACCCAGCACGTATGCCTCTTTGAAATAGTCCAGCACCCGCTGGTAGCTATCTGAAAGGCAATGGTGAGCTTCATCGATGATAATGGTGTCGAAATGATCTGCGGCGAACTTCTGCAGCCGCTTGTCTCTCATCATGGTTTGCACGCTGCCGACCACCACCCGGAACCAGCTGCCTATAGATGTTTGCTCTGCCTTTTCGGTGGCACACCCTAAGCCGGTTGACTTGGCCAGCTTGTCGGCCGCCTGATCCAGCAGCTCCCCCCGGTGAGCCAGGACAAGCACACGCTTGCCCAGCCTTACCTGGTCTTCGATCACCTTGCTAAATACAATGGTCTTGCCGCAGCCTGTAGGGAGGACCAGGAGCGTCCGTCGGACGCCCTTCCCCCACTCCGTCTGAATCGACTCGCGGGACTCCTGTTGATAGGGTCTAAGTTCCATAGCCATAATCGCATCCTCCTAAAACTGGCCAGGCGTGAACCCGCCGCCTTGTGGAGGTGGTGATCCTGGAAATGGAGCCTGCTGATATGGCGGTTGCTGTGGAGGTGCTGGCTGCTGATACTGCTGTGGCGGTTGGTATTGTTGAGGCGGCTGTCCTGCCGGCAGTTCATCAGCAGCATAGAAGGTCTTAACTTGATTGTTAGTCTTGTCTGCACCATCACGGCCTCTGAAATTGTTGATCTCCAGTTTCAGCCGACCTTTGGAACCGATAACCGCCTGCCAGTTCATTTTCAGCTTCTCACCTTTCCGTTTCTGGCCAATGCCAGCGAAGAAGTTCGACAACAGCCCCTCCGTCTTTGTATGAAGGAACAAGTTATGGAACACCACTACATCCCCCTGATCTGAATGCACAGTCAGCTCAATCTTGGCCTGATTGCAGGCTGGCATTTTTTCGGAGCCATTAAAGCGCCCACGTTCAAATTTTGTGACGGTGAAGTTATAGTCTCCTGCAGGCAGGACGATAAAATCCGTTCCGTCTTTTACGATCTCGTCGTCCCAACCCAGTTCACGTTCCGTGTTCTGATTCATATAAGTTTCCTCCCATGATGTATAAATTAGAATGGCAATTGCTCTCTTCTGTTTTTAATAGCTTCAAACACTTGTGTCCAGGCAGCCACAAGTACGCCGTTGACGTAAGCAAGATCATATCTGGAAACCGGTGTATCAACGGGGTAAATTTGCTTCTCACTGACCACAATCTGAATCTCGTCCTCACGCACTTGATACTGCAACATTAAATCACGTAAGGGTTTATGAATGTTTGGATCAAGCACTTGCTGAGGCGCGCCGCTCGGTTGCTGCGGTGGATTCGGCGGTGACGGTGGATCAGCAGGCGGCGGTGACTGTGGCGGCGGACTGGCTGGTGGAGCGGCCTGCTGCGGACTCGCTGCCGGCGGTGCGGCGGGAGCCTGAGCTGGCCCACTGAAGATATGGGCAATATAGCCATAGTCCAACGGAAATTCATCTGGCAGGCCGTGACGGTTCTTGGCGTCCCATGCCGGGTGATGTGTAGCGTAGACGGTGCGTACGCCGCCCTGAGCCTTGTTCTTCTTACCTTCCTTGTCTGTGGAGACGCTGAAGGTTTTGTAATTGATGAACAGCACCATGTCAGCCCATTCCTTGACCAGTGCAGCCGTTCGGGAACCGGTCTTTTGCCCAAGCTTGAGCTGGTACCGGTCATAGGCGCCCATTTCATCCGGCTGCTCGAATTTCACGATTTGAGCATGGGCGATCAACACCACATGGATACCAGCTTCGACTACATCACTGAGAAGGTTCAACATCCGGCCCAATTCCTCGGAAACAAAAATGTATCCCTTACCGTATCCGAAATCTTCAATGCCGTTCTTTGCATGTGTGGAACAGACGCTATCCACGCATAACATCTCTGCCCAATCAATGGTATCAAGGATGAGTGACCCATATTGTCCGCTTTGCCATATCCATCGAACCTGCTGTTTGAGCATTTCCCAACTGGACGGCCGGGGAAGCCGCGCTACATCCATTTCCGTCGTGCTGCCTTCGGTATCAATGAAAATTGGACGCGGGAATTGAGCAGCCAGGGAAGACTTGCCGACCCCTTCCGGCCCATAGATTACAACCTTCTTGGCCTTCTGGACTTTTCCGGTAATGACCTGCATGTTAAAATTCACCCGCTTTCCAAGTGTTCGTTTTCGGCAATTCCCATGTCGTCCCCGGATCGATCTCGCCCGGCTGCGTCTGCAGTGTGACGCCTTCCTGTCCGGCGACATAGCCGTCTTCAATGATGATGCTACACTCCTCACCGGTGCTAACTCGGGTGGCGATGGCCTGCAAGCCCTCCTGCTCCAGCCACTGGCCAAACTCCTGCAAAGTCTCCAGGTCCATCTGCTCCAGCTTGTCGAGCAGGATAAACCCGCAATCCGGCTTCAGCTTGCGGACAATGGCCGTAGACACCTTGAGCTGGTCTGATCCGCTCATATTGTCCCAACGCTGGCCGTTATAAATGAGCTCGCCATCATCAACGGACAGTCCTGGCAGCGGTAGATTCGCGTTCGTCAGGAGCTCCGTCTTCTTCTGGCGGATACCGTTGATCTCCGTGGTCAATTGGTCATATTGCACGCGGTAGTCGCTGGCATCCGTCTCCGCCTTGTCTTTGTCCAGATTCGCCCGAACCTTCCGATTGATCTCGTCGATCTGCCGGATGTTGGCCTGCAGCTCCTCGGTTGACTCATCCTGAAGGTCCAGGGCGTCCTTTTTAGCAATATCCAGATCCTCCGCAAATTGAGCTCGTTTGATATGTGCCTCGTTGAGCAATGCTTCTAAACGTTCGAGCTCCCGCGCCTGCTGGTCATATGCAGCTTGAATCTGCGTCAGCTGCTGCCGCTTCCGTTGGTTCTCACCATTCTTCGCAAGAATCCCCTGCTGCTGCTGAATCATTTCTGACGCGGATACAGGTTCCTTCGGAGCGTCAGGGAAGTAAGTCTGCTCCTTGGCAAATTTGGCCTTCTGATCGGCAATCTGGCCGATGGTGTGGCGCCGGTTGTAAACCTCCTGCTCCTTTATTTCAAATTCATGTAGTTGTTGGCCTACGCCGATGATCTGCAGTAGGATGTTGGCCTTTTCCTTATTGGTGGAGCTCATGAACTTTGGAAGGTTGATAGCCAACTCTTCCACGAAGCTATCTAGGAGCATCTGCCCACCCTTCTGGCCGTCTGGATCTACGACCTTTAGGTCGCTGTTCTTACCCTTGCGCTCCACGATCAGACCATTCGACAGCGTCAGGTGAAGGTATGGAGGAATGGCTGATTCCTCTCGAGCTGCCTTTGAAGGACGGTACTTGTTGCCGCCGAGCGCCCAGGCAATGGCATCCAGCACGCTGGTTTTACCTTGATTATTCTTGCCGCCGACCAGAGTCAATCCGTTTGCTGTCGGTTCAATCTTCACTGCCTTGACGCGCTTTACGTTCTCGATTTCGAGTTTACTAATTTTGATCACGAACGCTCCTCCTTTGTGTATGAAGGGCGACACATGGCCGCCCATTTGGTTAGATGAAGTTAAGCAATCACGACAACGTGCTCAGCGGTAATCAATTCGTTCAGTTCATCTGAGAGATAGGCAGCCACCGCTTCGATGGCCGCATTACGCCAAGCCCCGCCGTCTGCCTCGAACAATGCCGCTGACGGGCCGTCCTTCATACGGAAGACAAAAGCACTTTCTGGTTGCTTCACTTCAATGAACGTCCGGTATGGCGCCAGCAGCACCGGATTAGGCACCTTTACGTCCTCCACCGTGGCCACGCCTGTCTTAGCCACCACGGACTGCGACACACCATCATCGCCCACTTGACGGACATTCTCTTCCTTGATGTTTCCGACTACCTTCAGCAACTTGGTGCGGTCCTCATTAGACACAAAGCCAGACTGCAACTTGATAATGAAATCCTCGGAATCGTAAAACGCGCCATACCGATATTCCGGCAGCAACGCCTCAGCCTTGATGATCTCCCGGCGGTTAAAGTCGTTGTTATAGGAAGAGACGACAGAAACCTGAGTCGGACTGACCACATGGACCAGCAGATGGGCTTGCTTGTCAAACTCGGACTTCAGGTAGTCCACCAGGCCGGACAGGTTGCGGACAACCAGCGGTGCTGGCGTAGGCTCAGCTACCTTGTAGAGCTGGTGTGTAGCATACTGCTGACCATTGACATTAACGACTTCGGTCTTACCGGATTGAGCCAAAAATTCCAGAGAATCGCGATTAAACATGAATGAATTCCTCCTATGATTGGTTTTTTGATTTGGGCTTAATAGATGCGTTTGATTTTTTCACCTGTATCAGAGCGGACTTCACCCTCGTTATCCATATAGGACTGACCTTGCATACCTGACTTCAGTTCCGCACCGACCACTTTTCCGTCATTATCACGGTCCATAAGGATGGTGGTCATCAGTTCTTTCGCCGGAGCCAGATTCGACGTGGCCTGAATGGAGACTTCAGCAATCTCCCGCTTTTCATCAGGCTTGATTGTGAGTGATATATTTACCTTCCGCGCAGCTTTGGCGCTTGTGTTCGGGTCACCAATGTTCGCCAGAACCTTGTCCAGCTCCTGCTGGAACCGTTCGACTATGCCACCGTCGGCCAAGGAATCTAATGTGATTTTCACGCTTTTACTCATGTGTGCTCCTCCTCAAAGTTGTAAGTTATATGTGAACGCTGCGACTGGCCCGCGTCCGAATCGGCCGCAGCGGAATCGTTTAGCTGCGCCTATTTACGGACAGGCAAGTAAAGTTTCGATACAATGAGTGCAGACCTGTTTGGCGTTCCAGTTCCGGATGAACCGGATATTTACAACGTGACCACAGACTTCACAACGGGTGTGATCGGATAGTCTAATCAGCATAATTGCTTTCAATCGTAGCCCAATCCCTGGCGACAGCTCGTAGTGTGTCCTTGGCTGATTCTTCACGATCCCGTGCCGCTTGAAGCAGATCCAAGTCGCATAGGTCTGTCACGGCATCCCGAATCAGTCCGTCGATCACATCCGGCCGCAGGGCATCCAGCTCCCAGCACTCATGGCCAAAGTCCTTGATATAGCCAGTCGCTCGGCTATCGGTCAGCTTTGTTGGATTAGGCGGTGGGCTGTACTCTTCAATTTGGTTGTAATTCAAGGCAATCCGCTCAAACTCTACCATTACTCCAAACAGTTCTAACCTATCGCAGATATCGCGGCTCATATCCCTACCGCTTGGGTCGTGGTCGCCTAAATGGATGATGTGGATATTTTTCTGCCCAGCGAAGTCCTCAAGGCGTTGGGCAGCTGCCCACATTTCCGATTGAGATACATAACCCCGGCAACTGAAATACGGGATGTCCATTTCTTCACAGACCTGACCGACAATGCCGACCAAGGCGTCTTTTTCCACCCATACCTCCACATAGTTGTCCTGATCCCCCCATTTGTCATAGGCGAAGGAGTGAGCAGCAGAGTGAATGATTGATCCCGGAGAATTCCAATGGCTATTCTTCCGAAGGTTCCGGGTTCGGTCCTCGATGGCGTCCCAATCAATGAGACCTGACATACGGCCATCAGATATGAGACTTCCAAGATTCTTGTAGCTTCGCTCGTTGTTCGGGATAATGTCCCGAGAAACAAGCTGGTAATACACTTGGCGCAATGTAAGAGAGTAGCCCATTTGCTGGTATTCAATGATGATGGCATTAACCTCCTGGATCAGCCGAAGACTCTCAGCACGGAACTTGATTTCCCGATAGCAAATTTTCATGGGTTACCCCTCCACGCTTGCCTGAAGCTTGACGATGCGGACCACACAAGCACGGCAGATCGGTTTACCAGAGAGGTATTCAATGTCTTCCAGGCTTCCACAAAGCGTGCAGCCGGGATTATATTTCTTCAATACAATTTGATCACCATTAACGAAGATTTCAAGTCCATCGCCTTCAGCAATATTCATAGTACGACGCAGCTCTTTGGGGATAACGACACGGCCCAACCCATCCAATTGACGAACAATTCCAGTAGCTTTCATCTTCATCTCTCCCCCTCAGTTATCAAACCAAAATACGATTCGCACATTTTCCGGATTACCTTCAACCAATTTATTCAATTCAGGAAGCGACCAGCTGCAGAAGCTTCCTAACGCTTCACGGAGCGATTTTTCCCAGCGGACCAGCGTATAATAGGAAGAAGAGTCACCAAAGGGGAAATCATCTTCAATTTGTTTCTTCATTTTATGATTGGTTACATGTCGCACACCGCCACCGCCGACACTACCGCACCAACCGGAAGGGGAACCTTTTTCCTGAAACTCCTTGAATTGATGCACATTCACAAACCCTTCACGGGCAATGGTTTGATCCCATTTATAGGCATTCAGCTCCGCTGCCGTTAGATAGGAATGACTATGTCCATCTCCTCCCCAACCTTCAGCTGAATCCTTGACCTCAGCCGAAATGTCTTCTGGCAACCCTTTCGGCTCAGAAATAGGTGTTATCTCATGATTGGCACGGACCCCAGCCAACGCTTCAAATAGGAGGTAGTGGCGACCGTCCCAAATGTAACCCTGAGTTCCTTGGCGCAATTCCTCGATACGTTTCTCCCAATAATCCGCTGATTCTCCGCGTGCCTTAATGTTTTCGATAAACTCTTCTGCTTCTTTAATTTCCGGCTCATTCACACCTTTGACAGCCAGCCACTTACCATTTATCTTTTTCTCAACAAACAAATGAATATCGCAGCCCATACTTGATTCTCCTTCTGGCCAGTGGTACACTGACCTCAACTATTATTTTTAATGCGATGACCTGACGGGCCTAAACCGTCGGGTCATTTTAATGCTTAGCTGGTTCTGGAACAGAAACTTCATCAGCTCCAACCCAGTCACATAGACAATTCGTGTCACAGAGCAATTCCCGTCCATACCGGATAACAATCTGTCCGAATTTGATTTCCGCACCGCATTGGCTGCAGTAATCGACCACTTCACTGAACGGTTTTGTCATGGATTCGCTCATTCTCTCCCCTCACCTCCCTTCAAGTCCAACAGCCGCCTCAGCCATTGCCGACTGACTCTGGCGACGGAACACTCCGCAGATCGCCCTACCGATTGCCGTGGCCATATCATCCACTAGAGCAAGACGGGTATTCTGCAAGACGAAATATTCCATGAAGCCGCCAACGTTGACGATTCCTTTGATATGGGCGTCTCCAGCTTCAGACAGCTCCTTACCGACTCCCGCACCAGGTTGTAACGGTCCTTCGCCGATATCAATTCTACCTACACTAGTTGATCTGCCGAGACAGGAGTCGATGGCAAGAACAAATTTCCCTTGCAGTGAATCAAGATGTTCCTGCAGGTTCTGCGCGTGGCATGGATCTTGCAGCGTACCGAACACACGGGGGATGCCCCGGCGTTTTAAGTATCTTCCGACCAACGGCCCTAGCGAGTCACCCGTCGAACGATCCGTGCCGATGCACAGGAAAGCTACATTCGATAAATCTACCGGCAGCAATCCGTCCAGCTTCCGGCTCAAGGCATCAATCTCTTTCCGAGTCTTCACTGGCCTGCCTCCATTTCTGCAATCTCCCGATCGAGCCACCAGATAGCAGCCTCTGGCTCGTCAACGATCAATCGTCCATTTAGTAGCTGCCAGCGTCTCCGGCGAAGCTCCAGCCGGCGCCAAATCTGATCAGCCAGGTCGGCCCGAATGTTAATGTTCATTGGGTAGCCCCTTTCTTCAAGCGGGCTTCTAATCTCATTACAACGAACTTCCATATAAGAGCTTCGATATCGGATTCAAACCCCTCTTCCTTTTGAGTCGCTCCTGCCTGTACCAGCTCAAGTGCCATTTGATCCGATTCGCAAAGAGTGCGAACGATTGACAGCCTCACCCGAATCAGGCGTAGAAACTCTTTTTTAAGTAGCCGAGAATCATCAGCATCCAAGCGCGATATCGGATGGGTTAGTTTCTTCTTAACAGGGGCTTTCATGGGTTAGCTCCTTTCGGCTGAGACACTAGACTTTCTTCGTATTCCAAGAGCCATTCCCGTTTAATCTTCCAAATATTCCCTTGTTTATATGCCTTGAGCTCCCCCTGCTTAATCCGATTGATCACGGTATACTTGCTAACACTCAGGTAGGCCGCAGCGTCGAGCACGTCAATGGTGGGCCTTAATTGTTCGGTCATTTTTGCACCGCCGTCCCATCAAATTTCTTATCCTCCTGCAAGAAGTAATCAACGGTCACGCCAAAATAGTCAGCCAAGATTTTCAGTTTGTCTGCTTTGGGTTTGTAATTACCTTGCTTCCAATTGGTCAGCGTTGCAGTAGAAATGCCTGTTTCTTTAGAAATCTGATAAGGAGTTTTTCCAGACTGTTCTAAAAGACTGAGAAATTTCTCGTACACAAGTTCTATCTCCCTTCCAATAAAAGTATTGACTATTAGCTAAGTTTTCTTATATAATCATAGTGCCAACTAAGTTAAATAAGAAATCTAAGCTACCAATTACTTTTTAGCTCAGTTATCTAAGCTATGTCTGTATATTAGCATAGTTTTCTGAGTCAGTCAACAAGGGATAGCTAGTTTTCCTGACTTATTTTTTGAGAAAAAAAACTCTGGAGGAAAGCTATGTACGAAATATTCGAGGATCTTTTAAAAAAACATAAGGTTACAGCGTATCGGGTAGCAAAAGAAACGGGCATTACTACGGCGACCTTCACCAGCTGGAAACAAGGAAAATACAATCCTAAACGTGAAAAACTCCAAAAGATAGCTGACTACTTTGGAGTGACTGTTGATTATTTAATGGGTGTTTCCGAGAAAAGTGAGGATTTAGTTGAAGCTAAGCCCTATTATGCTCTCACCAAAAAAGATGAGCGTGACGTCGCAGAAGAACTAGAACGGATGATGAATGATCTCAACAGTAACGCAGCTCTGGCATTCATGGGCGAGCCTATGGATGAAGAAGATCGGGAACTGTTAAGAATATCACTTGAAAATACCCTAAGGATGTCTAGGGAAATGGCGAAGAAAAAATTCACTCCAAAAAAATTCAGAAATTAACTTCCGGGGGTCGACTCATGGGGAAACATATAACCATAGAACTCTTCCAAACCCATGGAACCAATTGCCCAATAAGAATTGCAACCGAGAGAGAAATAACGGTTCTGTATGAGGATTTAGGAAAAAATACTTGGGGGTATTACACTTGTATTCGGCGGATGCCAGTCATTCACATTAATTCTCGTCTGCAAGGATTCCTCCGTCCCTTTGCGGTGGCGCATGAGTTAGGCCACCACTTTCTACATCCTGGTGTCAACACACCATTTCTGCGAAGAAATACACTGTTTTCAATAGACAAGATCGAACGGGAAGCGAATCATTTTGCTCTACATTTATTGATCGGAGATCTTCAGTCAGAATTAGGCGAAACAAGTCATCAATTTTTGCTACGCTGCGGGATTCCTGAGCAATTTCATGAGTTTTACTAATCCTTACGCTTTCCAGTCGAAAGGCTGTTTAAATATGTCTAAAAACAGAACACATGTTTCGTGAAAGGAGAAAAAAGGATGCCAAAAAAGAAAACAGAAAAGGAGCTGCCGACAAATATCCGCGCGAGAGATGGTAAGTTTTCCTATCGGTATCGTATCCCTGTGACAAAGATTGTTGATGGCGTAGAGGTTAAAAGCAGCAAAGAGATGGAGTCTCCCCGTTTCGATACACTTGGCGAGGCCGAAGATTTCGGTATTCTTATTAAAGCCCAGAAGATAAAAAAAGAACTATTCTACTCCGAAAAGATAACCGTCAGCATTTGGGGGAAAATCTGGCTTAAAGACTATGAACTTGAGCAGGGAGTCGGAGAGGAAACCGTAAGGCTTCGCGATTATGGGCTAAGAAAATTAAATGAAGTATTCGGTGCGTTCCAAATGCGCGATGTAACTCAAAATACGTTTCAACAATTTCTGAATAAATTAAAAGCAGAAGGATTCGCCAGATCCAGTATAGCCCTAATTAAGTCTTCGGCAAGGATGATGTTTGCTCATGCAATAGTCAAAGGTATATTAACTGTAAATCCCACAGATGGTACTTTTATACCCAAAGACAAAAGACAAGCACGAAAAACCGGCGAAAAAAGAGCTATCCTTCCGAAATACCTTGAGAAAGAAGAACTAAAAACCTTCCTTCAGTTATCACGATTCATGATGCACGTAAACTATTGGGCGCTTTTCATCGTTCTAGCCTATACAGGTTTACGTATTAGAGAAGCGGCGGGACTCCAATGGGAAGACATCGACCAACAACGAAGAACTATAGACATAAACAAACAAGTTAAGGGAACGAGTGTCCGAAAATACCACTTTTCTCCAACGAAAAATGTCCAAAGTGAACGCGTAATAAGTTACGGAGAGACCGTTCAAAAAGCATTAAGCCAACTACAAGCTTGGCAGCAAAATGAACGTTTGTCAGCAAAAGGCATTAATCCAAAAGATAACTTTGTCTTCTGGAGCGAATACCCCGGATACCCTATTTCCGTCAACAGTATTGCTCGGATGATGCAAAGAGTACTAGAAGCTGGAAATCTTCCACTTAACCTTACAGCTCACAGTTTCAGACATACTCATGTTTCACTCCTTGCTTCTAATTCGAAAGTAAGTCTTCCAGAAATACAAGCTCGGATTGGACACAAAAGCAATTCTAAAGTAACTGAACTTATTTATTTACACGTGACTAAGCATAGACAAATGCAGATGGCTGATGATTTTGAATGGGCAATAAACAATTAA